TCCTTAAGGCCCACCCGAAGGTTGGAGATTCGCAGTTGCTGCCCGTTTGTTACCTACGCTCACAGGTACCCCTCACGCTCCAAGAGCTGTGTGAGGCATGGAGACAAGTTCTCCCCTGTACTTAAGTTACGTAGGTACCGTTCCTCTTCCGCGTGAAGCTGTTGAAGGCTCCAACCCACCCAGGAGCAGAAGAGGGAAACAACAGAGGATGGGAGTTCCACTGGAACGGTAAGGCCAGAATGTATCTTGTAGCGCTCGTCTCCGAATGCGTCCAAAGAATGCAGGGAGGCAAATTGCCCCAAAACCCTACATATGGGTACACCGGGGTAGAACCTATAAGGTTGGGCTTTCTCAAGAAGGCGCCGCTTTGGGTCTACCCCGCCGGTATCTCTGGAGTTCATCATCTTACGAACTACACGAATAGGCCTCGGAATCAGGGTCAAGGAGTCTAGGGTGCGAATAAAGCTACCACCCATGAACTCCGTATTGAAAGTCTCAGGAGAGTCAATAAGTGCCTCTCCTACGATTTCTACCTCAATTCCAAGGTTGCTGGCTTGGTCCACCAGTGAACCAGACTCGACTTCCCTAGTAGATAGGACAGCCATGTCGTCACCTGAGGACCCACAAACCAAAACAGTGTCAGGATTTTTCCTCACGTACCACCTGGCCCAAAACAACAACGTTCTCATTGAAGCTATTGAGCCAAGAGCGGAGGTCCACGGAAATCCTGAACCAAGTATATCCAGCTCTATACTACCCTCCCACGATTCGTAATTCGCAGTCATACGCACAGGAACACTAACGAAACGGATAAAATCGAATAAATCCGCAGTAGAATAGCCTATCCGCAGTGCTATCCACTCTAACGTTTCAGCGTCCTCAGCACGGGTCGTTCCTGAAAGGGTTACATCGAAGGCTTTCCCATCTGCGGTAATCGCGTAAACCAAGTCATGCTCAAAATCACGAAAGCAATTTGATATTGACTCAGAATTACGATTGCCGTAGAAATAGTAAACACCTTCAGTCACCTTTAGCGGTACTCCAGTAATCTCTAATAGAAATTTCTGAATCGCTACACAAACAGGTCCGAACCGGAGTTTCAGCTGTTCACTGCTATCACATATAAGCCTCGGTCGTGAGCTAAGGTCATACTTAGCGAAAACACTCGATTCCAAACAGCCTCCCTTCACGAAGCTGATAGCATATTGCGCTCCAGCGTACTCTTCCCCCGCAAACCACAACCTAATTCTAGGATCATAACTATTGGCTAGAAACTTTTCCAACGGCTTACGCTTTGAACTAGGCAAATCACGTAAGTAGTCGAGTAAAGTACCTTTACCCTGCTTAATAATCCAACCCTCTGTAGAACGGTGTAACATGCTGCGAACCATCCGTCCAGATTGAGAAAGTAATTTTGGTTGAGGTCTGTACTTGGGGGGAACAGACGCACGAAGAGCAATAGCCGCGTACAGATTATGAACACACTTACCATAAACAGTAGGGTGTGTACCAAACGAGCTAAGGTTATGCACTATTAAGGAAGGGTGTGCTGGGTGCTTATCCAAATCAGCCCGGGCAGCCATGCCACCTACGAACTCATTCTTCAACACCTCTGACCACCTATCCTCATCATATATGCATGCTGGAGTAACCCTAGTTTGACGTTTTGGTTCCG